TTCATTGTTGGGGTAGGCACATAGAGCATTGCAGGCGCAAGCGACTGTAATATCATTGGGCCTAGATTCCCAGTATTTGTGATTTGCACGGTAACCTCATGAATGAGATTAATATGATATGATGATCGGTATGCGAACCTAACTACGCGGATTTTCGATCATATCTTGATGAAAGGTGCGATGCTTTCTAACGCTGATTTGTCCATAACGCAGGACTTGCGAAAGTTCTTTATATCAATGATTTAATTTAAATGTAAAGCCGGATTTACATTGCTTGAAGTAGGAATTGAACCCACAACCGTCCGATTACAAATCGGATGCTCTACCAATTGAGCTATTCAAGCCTCTCCGTCTGTAGGATTCGAACCTACGGCCTATTCATTAACAGTGAATTGCTACTACCGCTGAGCTAAGACGGAATTTGTATTAACCTCTAAGACGATTTTGTAACTCTTTCATTTTAGCATGAGCTGCCTTCTGACCAGTTGCAGAAAAATCACCCTGACTAGCATAAGGAGAAGCGCCAACACCAGTAGGTTGGTAGTAAGGACTACGCTTATTAGCGTCGATTTTATCTTGAATTGTAGGTTGTTTTACTTCAGGATTATGCAGACCCATAGTCTTAATAGTTTTGTAAACTAACTTCTGTCTTTCAAAACCTTCTGGCATATTAAGAATCGTTTCAGCAAGTTCAGGATCTCTTTGAGCAAATCTCTCTGCATGTTGCATGACATCATAGAAATCAGAATTATTTTTTAACCAAGATTGTTGCTTATCTTGTTGCATCATTGAATAAGCTTTCTCTTCTGCTTTCTTTTCAATTCTTTCTTCCATACGACGTTCAAAATCGGAAAGTTTTCTATTCAATTTCTTATCATTAACATAAGGCTCATCGTCATTATCATCTTCTTCTACTTTTCTAGATGAATATTCCTTAGCTACTCTTTCCGCCTCAATCCTTGCTGCTCTTTCTTGATCAAGTTCTCTTCGGTACTTAGCTTCAAGTGTTCTGAAATTAAGTTCTTTGTCTTGTTGTTTCTGATCTACAGATGGAACTTGTGCTTGATTTGCAACTTGATTTTCTGTCATATTAAAAAAACTCCTTTACGGATAAGTGGTTGTTGTTATTAAAATCTTTATTAATATTAAAGGCAAGACATGAAAGTAAATGTTTTAGAAGCACATGACCGACTTAAGCATTTAATAAAAGATCAATCAGCTAATATATTTCAAGGAGCGGAAGATTGTTTGAAAAAGAACACCCTTTCATTAGCTATTCAGGAGAAATCACCATACATTTATATATTCGCTCATCCTAGAACTGCTGATGATGGAGTGAATAAAGTAATGTATTGGGATCCTAGATTATCAATTCCTGAAGCGCAGAGTAACTCATACCTGTTCAGGGCAAAAAGCCATACTGATGAGATAGAGGTTATTTGGATGATTCCTGCCCCTGAAATGTGGGCACAATATGATGAGGGAAAAGTTACTGAAAGCAATTGGTGCTCATGGTCGATTAATCAATATAAAACCAACAAGAAAACACTTGAAAGACCACATCCAGGAGATGTGCCGGAAGAGAAAGCTCGTTTAATAATGAAAGCAGTTGTAGATGAGAAATTGTTTCAAGTTAGACAAGATAAAATGATGAATAGAATTTATTTGCCTTAAGGATAAAGTGGCTAACCATAAAACTTACGTTACACAAACACCTTTCTCAGAAGTGAAAAAATACAAAGATAGTTTAAATAAGTTTTTCGAAGAAAATAATGAGTATCTTATTAAAAACGATATTTTCATATCCGACATGCATAAGAATTTGAGTAAGCCTTTTGAATTTATAGATGCAGAATTGCCTGATATAGAATCGGAAAAAGGTAAAGATGATATCTATTTATGTAGTGTTCGTATGGATATCGCATTAGAGAAATTCATAGAGACAGAAGTCGTCAAAAAATGCGAAGAAGACTCTGAATTTATATCATATAAAAAACAAATCTCTGAATTTAAAGAAAAGATTTATGAAATTAGATGTAGATATAAAAATCAAATAACAGAAAAATACAACCCTAAACAATCGACTTCGGAGGAGTCCCAAGTTGCTTCTTAGATAACTTAACCATTCCAACAGTATCGTCTCTAACTTTACCAAGCTTTTGACGAATGCCAGTTCCGTAGTTGTCACCCATTCCATACTTTGTATTTGCAGTATGAGCTTGTATGTTTTTTTTATACTTCGGTTGAGTACGATTAGGTTGATTTGCCTGCATTGCTATAGCCATAAATCAACCTCTGTCGTCTACTTTCATTGTGTTTTGTCTTCCAAAAGGAAGAACATCGACTTTATCTTTAGGATTTCCTTCATTACCAACTGGTTGTCTATTTCCAACACCGTAATGCGTTCCAGCATTCAAGAAGTTGCTAGATCTTTGATCATATTGAGGACAACGAAAATCCCATGGAGATTTCTTTCCATCAACTGGTTTATCTAGTTCTCTTTGCTGTTTAATAGCAATAGGATCTTTAAAACCAGATTTAGCGTTGATCTGTTCTTTGTTTCTTTTCATAAATTTCCTTTTAAATTTCCCAAGAGAGACTTTCACTCTCATTTCCACATTTAAGTGACGTCCTTCCGGGTCTCATTTATTGCCGGTCTTAGACGACTGAGAAAAAATTAATTACGATATCCAGGCTTCATAGGATGAGCTTTAGCTTTGCTGATACCCATATTTTGTTGTGCTTTGATTGTTTCAGTAGTATCTTCATACTTAGAAACTGCACCTGCACCTTCTGCACTAGATTCATTCTTTGTCTTTGCACCCATTGGGAATACAGATCCGTTAGAACCTTTTCCAGCCCAAAATGAATGATCATCAATTCGTTGTCCGCCCATAATATACCTCGTTTTTTTAGAGGCATAATAGCCTCGTTTAATCTCTTTTTATAACATCATATCCATGAAGATTCAAGAGAGTTATCATGAAATTTACAATTTCTTTTGATGCGTCGTTTGAAGTTTCTGATTTTTTTTTATTTTTTTCTTCTTCTTCTAATATTTCTTTTAAACTTAATTTTTTAGGTTTTGCAAATTTTGTTCTTTTTATTCCTAAACTTTCAGCTTGTCTAAATATTGTACTTGGATTAACTCCAAAATATTCAGACATTTCATTATGAGAAGCATTTCTTTCATAAAGAAGTTTTAAAACTTCTTTATCATCATCCGTAAATTTATGTGTTTTTTTGTCTTTGCGCATACAAACCCCTTGTTTTATGCAAGAAGTGTATCGTGTTTGCGATTTTATTTGCAATATTTTATAGCATCGACATCATATTCTGAGAAGAATTTTGTTGTTGAGGTCGTTGATTCTGTCCCTGACTCGGTTGACTTCCCATTAATTGCTCAATAAATCTCTTTGAAGCCTCTGTTCTCTCAACATTCTGCCTTGCTATCTTCTCTTCTTCTTGATCGTCGTTATTGATAAGATCTAAGTTATTAGACTGCATAAACGCTTCAACTTCACCAAATTTCTGTATAGTTTCAAGTAATTGAGCCAATGCAGCGACCTTCTCTTTAGTTGCTAAGCTATGGTTCTTACTAATCATTGACATACGCTCTTCGAACAATCCAACGTTAGATTCAGATCTAGAATCTCTCTCACGAGCTTGTGATAGCTGATTATGAATCTTAGCCATCATATCTTTAATCTTCATCTCTTCGACAGTATGCTGAATATTTTGTAGTTCAGATTGAGCAGCAGCAGCTTGTTGCTCTTGCTGTTCAAGGAATGGTATAATCTCACCCTTACCGGTAATATTCAGTTTAGGAATAATCATCGAAGGAGGAAATACTTCTCTACCAAATGTAGTATTGATATCCATCATCTGTTGAGCTTGCAAATTCTGTTGAGTTGGTGTCAAATCTGATTCTTCAACAATTACCTGAAACTTAGAGAAAATCTTGCTATAGAAGAATGGAGAAGGCTCTTCTCCGATTAATAATTTAATCTTTTCTGCATTCCAATTCTGAAGTAATATTTGTAGAATAACTTCACCAAGCATCTTGTCAGAATAGTCCCATTGGTCGAAATACTTTTGGAATACCATTAAGTTAGCAGCTTGCTTAAGCAATACTGTTAAGCTAGATGCGTTCTTATCTTGTTGAGCTGACCAGTTCTCCATATTTATTCCAGATGTAGAATAAATAAGATTCATGAATTGATCTGCTAACGCTAAATCGGACTCTGGAACACCGCTAGGAATGATCTTTTCGCAATCAGTTAGCTCATAACCTTCGTTAATAATTACATCCCAACCCTGACCAGATTTCTTAAGATTATCTTCGTTGGCTACAGCACCAACCTTACGCTTCCAACCAGCATTGATTGTAGCTTCAGTGATATCTGCGTTAGTGATTATCTTATGGTTAAAAAGGAATTGGCTAGAGCGCATTGGACGAACTAAAGATCTAACTCTCAAATCAAACTGAGGTACATGTGGATCATAGTTCCAGAAATAAGGAATGAATGGGCAACCATCAAATCCTAGGGGATTTTCACCTTGATACATTAACTGATCGTTAAGAATCGTAGCCAATTTCCAACAAGGTGTATCTACAGTAACAATTTCCATATCTGGAATATTATACAAAATTTGCTCTAAATCAGCTTCTTTCCCAAAGTCAAAAAACTGATTCCTAGAGCGACTGTAGAGACGCTTCTTTTTCCTTTTCCATTTGTACCAAACATAGGACAAGACCATAAGGTCGTTTCTCGCCATGTTATAGTTTTCTGGAAGGAAGTAGAAATTTCCGTATCTCTGTGGAGTACCAGACATCGGAGCGATTGCTTCAAATTTGTCGGGAAAACGATCCTCTGCTTCTTTCTTAGATATATACTCTTGACACCAGATGAATTGAGCTTCATTGATATCGTTTCTCCAAAATGGATCCATTAAAAAAGAGTTGTATTCCCAGACTTTTACTTTAAGATCGCCCTGTGCCTGATCATCACCAGAGAAATCAAGATACGGTTGCAATAATACCATTCCAGATATTGCTGCAAGCTCTTTTGCTTTAGATTTCATCTCATGGACGTTACCAGAATTTGCAATATGAGTAACAAGTTTAGTATATTGATCCGTGGTCTGAGGATCTGATCCTTCGCATGGAACGTAAGAGAAGTTTTTACGGTGTTGACGTTCATACCCAGTAACCATGTTAATAGGCTGCTGAATCAGGTTGAATTGATAATTACTTCCGCCCTGATTATTAGCAAAGCTGAATTGTCTGTTAATGAAGTCTTGACTTCCAGCATAGAAAAGCGTGTCTATATTAGATTGATTCCAGCGACTTTGCTCGATAGGCTGAAACTTACTATACAAGTTATCAAGCCATTGCCTGATATTTCCCTGATTCGGTTCTAAAGAATTGTTCCAAGGGGGATAGAAACTCAATTTAGCCTCTTATATGAAATGAAAATTCAATATAATGAATTCTTTAGAGACTGTCCAGTATAGAATTGAAATTTTAATTAATATATTTCAACAAATTACTTGTATTTATATAATAAAAAATATGGAACGATTCGAACGTTCACGTCTCTGGAGTTTAATCCAGTGACTCGGTTATGCTTATTGTTATCACCCAATAAACCCGCGCGTCTACCAACGATAGTCTCACTCTATCTTTCCGCCACATATAAAATTATTTATTCTTATAATCTGTTTCGTAGAATCCAGTGCCTTTAAAATGAAGTCCAACTCCTGATCCAATGCATTTACTCAAAATCTGATTACAGTCAGGGCATGATATATAAAGAATATCATTCATCTTATGTAGATGCGAGGATATTTGTTGGCATTTTGGACATTTGTAGTCGTAGGTTGGCATTTATGGAAGACTCTTTATATTTCCAATTATTTCTATATCGCTTTCATATGATTGTTTTCCCCATTCTTTTGGACGAATTGATCTAAATGGATTGTTTTTTATTATTTCTGGGGTTAGAACAACAAAAACAAATTCGCCATTCTCAGAAAAATAACCAATTCCAAAGAAATCTTTTTCTATTCCTTTTATTGTAGGAAGTCTAACAAGTTTATAGTCGTAGGTTGGCATTATTCACTCGGTTTACAACAATAATTCATCCAATATATTATTTTAGGATATCTCTCTTCACAATTCCAATCAATAGTGTCATCTTCCCAAACGCCTTCAATTAAACATACCCTTAACCATTCATCTTCTTCCATGTGTTCAGTTCTACCTTTTACGATATGTCTTTCTTCTGGCAGTCTATAACTACATTTGATCCAGTTCATATATCACTCGGCTTTTCTGGTAAAGGCATCCAATGCGTTACTTCTTCGCTTTTCATTTCATATTCTATATCCATATAAGCACCAACAGAATCAGAAGGTCCCATTCCTAGGAAATCCCAAAGACCAAATTGATTAACAATCCTAGCTATAGAAATTGGTTTAGGTTCATCTGTTCCTTGATTATTGGCATACACTAATACAAAATCATATAGTTCAGGAAGTTTTTCTTCGACTTTTATCCAGTTCATATTTGTAATACTCCATTAGATTCAATAGGTAATCTAGGAAATGGTCTCCAAAATAACGGTTTATTAAATCCATGTTTACATGACCACGTATCACTTTGATATCCATTCCAATACTCTGCTTCAGCTATTCCTTCTATTCCATCAAATAAAATAAATTGCATAGAATTTGATTTATAAGAAGGTGGCTTAAAATCTTCACATAAAATCCATTCATCTTCTGCATACCATTCACCATCTATCAATATCGGTAATTTTGGTATAGGATGCCACCATTTTATGGAGTGTACTCCATACCCAACTGTAGTCAAAAAATTTGTTCTGTAATCTATTTCAGATACACTATCCTTATAAACTTCATCTACTTTACCTATACATATCCAATCACATGAATCTTCGTTGAATGAACTTATTCCGATTAATATTTCATCTTCGGGAGGAAGTTTATTCGAGATGTGAGTCCAGTTCATTTTATTCCATCGTGATGTTTAGGGTGGTCAACGAATCATTAATCTTCATTTTCGTAATAAGTTCGTCCCTTCATGCGATAAATGAATTCTTCAACCTTTTTGCAATCATTATAATCGCCTCTGAAATAAAAAACTGCGCAGCCAAGATGAGGCGCATCACCAGTTAAAGTAAATCTCTTTAATTCATGAAAGTGTTCTATTCCTTTTTTTAAAGGACAATCTTTCATTTCTTCTGCACTTTTCCAAACTCCACAATCGCATTTTGAATCAATTATTTCTGATCCGCACATATCGCAGTTTTTCATCTGATCTCTCCATTTAGGGTAGTCATTCTGTTTCAAAAAAACGGGTATTGATCAATTCATTAATTTTTTCCATTCTTTTTTTATATTTTTCATTGAAGTTTTCGCAATCAATTCCGTCATCAAATTCTTTATCAAGATAATAATATATTATATTTTCAAGATCGTAAAAGTTTGGCTGAAAACCTAAAGTTATTTGTTTCAAAATATCATCTGGATCTACACCTTTACAATTTATGTATCCTAATACATATTTTTCTTCTGATGTATTTTCCAAATATATTTTATATGCAATAGATTCTCCCATTTTTCTATCTTCAATAGACTGCCAATTTAAGAAGTCCCATTTTTCTATATTTACAAATCTTTCAATATCATCTTTAATCCAGGTCATATTTAACTCATCACTCCATTTGGGTATGTCAACGTCTGATAATAGAACTTACGTTGCATTGTCTTCATCAAACCTTATCAATATATAATTATTTATTTAACCTTTATAATCCTTCTAAGTTTTGGCGGTGGATTATGCGGATCATATCCTTCAGGATCTGTAAATCGTCTTTTAGTCTTAGAATAAGCACTGCATTTTGGACTACAAAAAGGGTGTAAAAATCGAACACTCTTAAATTTTCTTTTACAAATTATGCATTCACAATCTTTGTAGTTCTTTTTTCTAACTTTTTCCAAACTCCTTCCCCTGGAATCTATAAATAAATTCTTTGTCTATCATAACTTTCCAAACTCACTAAAATCAGTGCCAAAACAAAACATCTCGCTCATGAAAGATCTAATCTTTATAACTTTCAAAGCGCATAGTTGACGACGAATTCGATATACTGGATCTTTGCTGAGAGTCTTTAATCTTTGCTTTATACTTCTCTTCTTGAGTTTTCTTCCGCTCATATTCCTCGTAGTATTCTTTTATGAGTTTATCGAATTCTTTTCTTTTACCTGAATTTTTTGGTCTAAGTACGATTTTTTTGTAATATAATCTTATTATCTCTGATTCGACAGTTTCCTTACTTATTTCAATAATAGACATCAAAAGTTTTTTATTGAAAGATTGGATTATTTGAGGTGGTATCGATGATATTGTTGTTGTTTTCATATCCCCTCTGGTGGTTTAGGAAGCGGCATCCAATAACAAATTTCTATATCTTCATAATCATGTTCTCGTCCTGAACAATGACAAGACTCCATATATTTATATCCATTCCACAAACATGTTTGAATATCTAAAGTTCTTTCATCTAAAATACCTGGAATGAAATTACCTACTAAAACATATCCTAAAAACTCGATATCTTTTGGAGCTTCTTTATCCTTAACACTGATCCATTCATTCATGTTAACCTGGGGGTTTCGGAAGCGGCATCCAGTGAGTAACATCTCCCTTTTGAGCCCAAGGTATTTCTGTTTCCCATCCACTATCTGTATAAAATCTACTTCCATCATCTTCTATGTAAGAACGAACATTATCCTTTTCATAAAAACCAACGGTTATATGATCGTCTAAATAGTGGTATACCAAAACATCATCATCGTTTTCAGGAAGTCTATCACTACACTTTATCCACTCACTCATATCATTTCCTTGCATCAAAAACACAAGTATCCGGATTATATTGTCCATCTTGAGCATAAGGCCAGAATTCACCATTATTCATCAAAGTCTCATCCATTACATCCTTGCATCTGATCATATCAGGATTATCTGAACGGATTCTATTATAGATTCTATTGAATTCAGAAGGTGCGTACGTACATCTAAAATCGCAATAACGTCTAGCCCAGTGTAGTAAGTCAATGAGATCTCTTTCGCTTATGATTGGGTTTGATTTAGTCATAAATTGTGCTGATATTCGCAAGTTCGCAATGAGGGCATTTCCATTCTTTAGCTTTGTTTTTTGGAATGAGGTCTATTTTTTCACATTTTGCACATGTTAAATATAGAATATAATTTTCTCTATTAAACTTAACATCATCTGGATCATAGAAAGGAGAAACATGCTCTCTCCCTGCCGTAATATTCTTCTGAGCACGAATATCTTTGTTAGACCATGTCCAGCATTCTCCGGAATTATCTTGGAATGTAACCCAAAGAAGATCTGTTTCAATTCCATTGTCTATCAAAAAATGTGCTAAACATGTGCCTTTGGGGCTTGTTAGTGGAAGTGCTGGATCTATTCTAGTTATCATAAAACGATCCTCATAACCTTGTTAACAGGCTTATATCTTTCGTTAACGTAACTGCAATTGATAAAATGATAATCAACTCCACTTATAGTTTTATCTTTGTATTCGCCATACGCCTCATGAATATGACTAAACACCCATAATTTTGGTTTTACTCTTCCCATGATTCTTCTTAGAGATTTACTTCCGCAATGTTCACCGTGAATATTTTTATCTAAAATACCGTGTGGAGGAGTATGGGAAATAAGTATGTCTATATCATTCGCAATCTTATCATATTCTTTCTTGAGCTCTTCTTCAGTTCCCATGAAAGCAGTACATTTTGGATTAACACCGTCGAATAGTAATGAGTTCGGAGTTCCCCATATCTTTAATCCTTCGAATTCTGTTCCTGAGTTGCACAAGTATTCAGTATTTTTTGGCCATTCTAAGTTAAATATTTTTCCATCAAAGAAAACTTCATAATCTCCTTTTTCAACCAATTGAGTATCATGATTACCAGCTATCCATATTATTTTTCTGTATTCTTGTTGTGATAACCAATACAAAAACTCAACTGTTTGTAATGGCGTATGTCTAGAAGTCAAATCCCCAGTAACAATTAATAAATCTCCACCTTCAAGTTTTGGATGGTGACCGTGAAGGCAACCGATGCAATCGATAATCACTTCTCTTTCCTTATCATCTCAGCTAACCATTCAGTCATGACACCTATATGAAAGAAAGCGGCTCTATCATTACCTTCGATCAGTAAATTATGAATTAGAGTTAAATGATTCAACCCGTTCAAAGGTGTAAATTCGTTATTATCTTTCATAACATATCCTCATATAAAAAAGCCCCTGGAAACACACCAGGGGCACAAGACCACAACACAATGTAATTGTATGAAAACTACAATATTACTGTACAGAAATTCGTTGATTTTGTCCATTATTTAAAGACAAAAAAAAATCCCCGTCGCCCATTGCTCCGAGGATTTTTGATTTACCCATATAACTATATCAGAAATTAGATTTAAATCGTTTGTCTTTATAATCGTTAGGATTGTGTTTATAAGGATCGTACGTTGAAATCTTATGAGAAGCTACTACATATCTTAAAGCGTCGATTGCATGATCATCTCGTTTCATGGGCTCATCGTAACCACGCTCTGATGCTTTACTATCCCAAACATAAGATTCCACTTCTCTAATTAGATTCTTGCATTCAGAGCATATAATCAATGCACCTCTTCTCATCTCAGATGTCATCATATATATTCCATTCTCTACATCATTATTAGCATCAACAGTATGCATTCCTCTACGCCTAAGTTCAGTCTTGAAAGAAGCGGCACTTGGATCAATGTAAATCTGTTTTACATCATAATCTTGCAAGAATTCTTGAACATCATCGGCCATCTCACTATTAGTCTTCTGCTTATTTTTTCCTTTATGATCCCAATAATATTCTTTTTCTACCCACATTATCTTTCCAGTTTGAGTATAACGGCCCGTAGAAACTCCAATAAGCAAACAAGCAAATGGGTTGGAGGCGCCATAATCAATGCCAGCCACCCAATACTCTGCCGCGGCAGGCGGCTTTGAAGTAACATATATCTTAGGTTCAAAAAAGTCGAAGATAGCCCCCTCAGCAAGACACCACAACCCCAAGTAATTGCGTTTATGAAAAATACCAGTGGAACTATCACGAATACGATTTTTATAATCTTCCGCAACGTAAGGAGTATCTGAGAGAGTAAAGTGAAGTGAGTAATAATTTGGATCTCCTTGAATAGACTTATCAATCCATTGCTTAACTTTATGCTTCGGATGACTTGGGTTCATTGCTGCAAAACCACGACTATGAGGAAGAGATAAACGAGAATCAATCATATC